TGAAATTTAAAAAAAATTTTATAAATTATTATATTTTTATTTTTTTTTAAATTTGTATGAAAAAAATATAAATTTAAAAAAAAATGATTTAGTTTTACAATAACTAAAATTACGCATAGCGTCCTGATTAGTTGCCAGTTAGCAACTAAGAAGCGAAAGAGAACACATTATAATTTATTACGAAAACCGAATCAAAGTCAAACAACTTAGGTAGGTTTCAGAATAATGTCTTATAATAACACAGTTATTGATGTGTCTTGCACAAAGTTTTGTGTAGGTCCTTGTAATTCAATAGAGAAAGAAACAACGAAAAACGAATTTCTTAAACCATATAGTGGTGGTAAGTATAAAGAGTTTTGCTATCCAATTGATGAAGACTCTTATTTGATATTGAAAAATGTTCGTGTTTGTAGCAGTTGTAATGAAAGATATATGGAGTTTTATGATGAAAATGATATCGAAAGTTTAAAAAGGGATGCCAAAACAATCTGCAATAAATTAGGAATTTAAAAATAAAATACAAAAAAAATAAAAAAATGATTTATAAGATATATAAAAATTATATCTTCTTCGAGAATGAATTACTTTGTAAAAGTAAATCAGTCAAATAAATCTATAAAACTTTATATAGAAGAATTTTTTGATATTATAAAAAGCGAATCATATACCGAAGAAAATGATAGATATGATCCATTTGATTATGACACATTATCTGATCTAATTTAAAAAAGTAGTATTGAAAAATAAATAGGATAGTTTAATTTATAATATCCTATTTTTTTCAATATTTAGAATTTATATTAATTAACAATGTTATTTTTGTAATAATCTATCCATATTATTATTAATTATATAAAACTCGCCCTTATTATTTATAATATATAATAAAGAAAATTGACCAATAGGTCTATATATTTGTAATAGAATATTATCTATATTATATTTTTTAATATCTTTTTCATTTAAAGTAATATGTTCGCCGCCATTTTCAAATAAATCTTTAATACTAGGATTTTTGAAAGATTTTTCAATATCATATCCGTTTTCTGTAAAATGTTTAATTATATATTTATCATTAATTTTTTTCCATCTATATCCAATATTACCATTACCAATATAATATGGTGTTTTATTAATTATTTTAGAATTTTTAGGTAAATCAGTACTATTATAAAAAAATTTATTACCCATCCCCATCGCCTGTATGCGATCTCTATATTTATTAAAAAAATCAAATGTAAAAAATGATAATTCATGAGTAAAGTTATATCTATATTCATAATCTTCTGTACCTTTGCGAAATTTTTCAAATACATTATTATATTCTTTGCCCATATCAGTTAATACATCAATAATTTCATCACGCTGAGAGAACAAATTTTTATTGGTATCAACTGCAATTGTATTAGTCCAGATACTTTTAGTAGTTATTTTATCATATAATTCTTTTCCTTCTTTATAGCATTCAGCATTATATATATGCATAAATATATCATTATTTATAATATTAGCATATTTAGGCTCTTTCTCTCGATAAATATCAAAATATAATTTTTTTACATATTCATATTTAATTTCTTTATTAGTTGGATCGTTATAATTAGCTAATAATTTATTATCTTGCGCTGATTTGAATAATTTAAAAAAATTATTAAATAATTTATATATTATAGTAAAATTACTTGGAAAAGCACCTAAATTGGATGGATTAGTACTAATATTAGCACAAGCATGATAATCTTTTTTTCCTTTGCTAATTTTTTTAGCTCTTTTAATCATTTCGTTATTACCACCTTCATTTTTACTAACAATATTATCAGAATATTCCTTGATAACTTCATAAATTAATTTTTTAAATTTATTAATTTTAGTAGTATCAAGAGTATTTGCTGTAATATAAATATCAAATATGGGGAAAATTTGTTGTTGTTTAATAGTATTATTAAAAATATAAGTTATAAATTTATTGTATGTCTCAGCAGGCGACTTTTTAATATTTTTAATATGCTTTATAATTGAAGAAAATAAATGAATATATTTATAATTAATTTTAGTTTTATTATATAAAAAATATAAATTACATAGTATATTACTATCAGTATCTCTAAGATGAAAAGCAAATATAGCTAATGCTCTAATAATATCACTATTACGCAAATTAATATTTGCAGCAAAATTATTTATTGCAAATCCGTAATCCCAACTAGACCATAAAAATCCTAAATTTTGTGTATATATCGTTGTACCATATATATTATATTTATAATATTCATCACTATTTCTATCATACTTCAATTTTTTATATAAAAAATTTCCCATATGACAATCATTATGTGTTTTATTTGTAATACTCCAAAATGTTAATATTGAAATTATTATATTAGATATAGCATTAATGATTAAATCTGGTTGATGTGAATAATTAATAATAAATCTTCTAGCATCACCACTAAAAATTTCATTCATATAACAATATGCATATGCTTTATGCTTATCGGGCACCTGAGGCCATGTACATTTTTTTTTATCAAATTTAGGATAAATAGTTTCTATTATTGGTTGGCTATTAATGTCTATGTCTAATTTGAAAGATTTATACATTATTGGCACATTTGGATTAACATTATATAATGCAAATTTTGAAACTTGGTATAATAAGAATATTTCTTTAATATTTGAATTAGGAATTTTTTTTCCAGTTTTTTTGTCATATAGTAGCATATCACATGTAACAAATTTAGTAGAACAAGTAACTGATGTATTTTCATCATATATTAATGTTTTATAATTCGAACCAAAAGAACTAGCACTACCAAATGCTTCATAAAATAAAATATTATCTTCATTATTTAATAATGTAAAATTTGTACTATTAATATTATTACTAATATTATTATTTTTCAATATTTTCGTATAATCCCATGTTTTCGGCATACTTATTTGATCTGTTATTTGTAAAGGAGGGATTTTAGTAATATCTTTAAATGAAACATATGGTTTTTGTTTATTTAATATTTGATTTAATTCAAAATATTTTAATCTTCTATCTGTATGTAATTTACTTACATTAATAATTTCGTCATCTGCACCCCATATTGGTGAATCTGATTCTGGGGCCATGGATGGATTTATAGGTTGCACAGCCTTATAACTTTTTTGTTTTTTCTGAAGATCTTCTTCATCAATCTCTTTCTGCAGCTTCTCAAGTTCTTCTGCATAAAATAAGTCCATTTGGCGGATTTTGCTATCAGTTGGAAGTGGGGAAGACACAGCTGCAGGATTTATAGGTTGCACAGGTTTATAACTTTTTGGTTTTTGACGAAGTTCTTCTTCATCAAGTCTTTCTTTTTCAAGTCTTTTTTTCTCAAGTTCTTCTGCATAAAATAAGTCCATTTGGCTATCAGTTGGAAGTGGGGAAGACACAGCTGGAGGAATTATGGACTTTGAAACAGATATAGAACTTTTGAAGGATGCTTTTTTTGGGATTGGAAGAGAATGAACTTTTTTGAAGGGTGGAATATAGAAAGATTGTGAAAATTTGGAGTTTGAAAGAGAAGGAACAGAAGAGAAGGATGCAATTTTTGTGATTGGAAGTGAATGAACATTTTTGAAGTGTGGAATATTGGAATTTTCTGGCACGGGTGTAGGAATTCTAGGGCTTGGAAGGGGTGAATGGGATTGATGAGGAACTGGTGAAGGCTTTTTGGGGATTGGGGATTGAGGGGTGTAGATGTGTAGAGGCGTTTTTGGTTTAGGTTTAGGGTTCAGGCTTGTTGTTGGAACTGGTGAAGACTTTATGGGGATTGAAGATTGAGGAGGAACTCTTGTAGGCGTTTTTGGAATTAAGGGTTGTGATGAGGATTGATGAGGAACTGCTGAAGAGTTTTTGGGGATTGAGGATTGAGGAGGAACTCTTGTAGGCGTTTTTGGAATTAAGGGTTGTGATGAGGATTGAATTTTTGACGTCGTAGAATGTGCTGTATCTAATACAGCCTGTGGAGAGGATAATGGTGGATTTAAAATATCAGGAGCTTTTTTTAGTCTATGATATTTATATATGTTTTCATAAATATTACTATCTAATTGATAATTTATATGTATGAAAGATGGCATATAAGTATTAATAATAAAGTTAATATGATCAGGCAATGGTTTTGGTAATAATTTAACAAATAATATAATATTTATAATATTAATTGAAATATTATTTTCTTTAAAAAAATATATTAAATGTTGTATAATATTTTTATATAGAGAATAATTATATTTATTTGAAATATATTTAGTTTTAAATTCATCCCACTTGAAAATAGATAATTCAATAATAAATTGTGTATATATTTCAGCAATTCTATCACAATATGCTTGCTGAAATACTATATCATTTATATTTTTAGTGCAAGGGAGTGTAAAAATATTAATAATATTATTTTTATCATAACGATTATTTTTAATAGAAATTTTAAATAATTCAAAATTATTATTATTAATTATATTAATAATTTTAATAAAATTATTAATATATTTTTGATAATTAATATCAGTATCTTTTGTATTATATATTTTGTTAATTAATAAACAAAGTACAGAATTAATATTTTTTTCTATTTTTTTTTTAGTTTTTAGATCCGAAGTTTTATAAAATGAATCAATTTTACCATTCTCTTTATAAATATTATTAATTATGAAATTTTTATTGTATTTATATAATAAATTATTATAAAAACCATTACCTTTCATTTTTTTCATCCTAATTATTGGTAAGATGAAAAAAATAATATTATTGTAATTAAATAATAATATATTAAACTGAAATATGATATAAAAAAAATTATTTATTCATACAAAAAGGATATTAACTTGTCTCGATATACCAGATCCAATAATAATATATTTTTTTAAATAATATTATATATAATAAAAATGAAACATATTATTATTGGATCTGGTATATCAGGATTATATCTAGCTTACAAATTAATAAAAGAAAAAAACGAAAAAAGTGAAAATATAAAAATATATGAAAAAGAAAATAGAATAGGTGGAAGAATATATACATATGAAAACAAAGAGAATAATTTGAAATATTCAGTTGGTGCAGGAAGATTAGGAAAAAAACATAAATATATAATGAAATTAATAAAAGATTTTAATTTAGAAGATCAAATTATTAATATAAACAAGAAAAAAAATTATTTTATAAACGGTAAATTAATGAATGAGAAAGAATTATTAAAACATCATAATTCAAAATATGAAAATTTAAATAAATTATGGGAATATGCAATATATAGTAAAATAAAAACAAATGAAAAAAATTTAAATTTACATAATTATTTTTCATTATTATTAGATTCAAATGAGGTTGAATTATTAAAAGATTCATTAGGTTATATATCTGAATTTTATGAAATGAATGCATCTAATGCAATATTAACACTAAGAAAAGATTTTGATGTAGAAAACAATGATTTTTTTATTTTAAAAGATGGAATACAAATATTATGTGATGTATTATATAAATATTTATTAGAAAAAAAAGTTAAAATAGAATTAAATAGAACATTAAATAATATAAATGAAAGGGAAAAAGAAATTATAGTAAATAATAAAAAAGAGAAATATGATAAGTTATATTTAACAATAAAAAGACAAGATTATTTAAAAATACCATATTTTGTAAAATATGAAAAATTATTAAATAATGTAAGTGATGGTCATTTACTTAGAATTTATGCACAATATAAAGATGTTTGGTTTAAAGATATGCCTAAAACAGTAGCGCAAAATAAAATTCAATTTATAATACCAATAGATTATGAAACGGGTTTAATACAAATAAGTTATAGTGATAGTTATAATGCATTATTTTGGAATAATTTAAAAAATAAAAAAGAAGTAAAAATGCATTTAAAGAGAATGTTAAAAGAAATGTTTCCAGATAAAAAAATAAAAGATCCCAAATGGATAACAATGCATTATTGGGATGCAGGAGTTCATTTTTGGAAAACAGGAATAGATTCAAAAAAAGTACAAAAAGAGATATTAAAAATATTTTCAAAAAAAAATATATATATATTAGGGGAAACATATTGTAATAGACAAGCGTGGGCTGATGGAGCATTAGAAACAGTAGATAATTATTTAAAACAATAATTATAGATAAATTAAAATATTAATAATAACTATCTCTATTATATATTTTAGGAGAAGAAAAAGTTCCATTTTTTCCAATATGATTTATTACAGATTTATTTAAACATAAAATAGGATATTTTAATTTTTGCATTTTATTAATAACAGCCCAATCTGCTGCATAAGGTTTATTTTTAAAAAGTTTAGTTCCATAATTCCATTCTTTGATAATAAAATTAATGAAAGATATATTAAATACAAAATTACAACCACCTATAGTTTTTTTTCTATAATATAGTTTTTTTTTACTATAATAGTAATTATTAAATGTATTAATATGTTGATTACTACAATTAAATCCAGTTAATAATATTTTTTTAGTTTTATAAAATTTTTCTGCTTTATGATATGCATCATATAAAATATTAATCCATTTATTTTTCATTATTATATCGTTATCAATAGTAATAATTAATGTATTTTTTTTATATTTTGATTTTATTATTTTCAAAGGATAAATATATGCTTTATTAACACCATAATTTTTTTTTCCATAAATAATTTTAATATTTTTATTATAAATATTATATTTTTTAATATTTTTTAAAATTTTGATAGTATTTTTATCATTAGATTTATCATCATAAATAAAAATTTTATTAACTCTTGTCAAATCACTTTTAAATAAGGATATAAGTGTTTTTTTTAAATAATTAGCTCTATTATAACTTCTAATTAGTAAAATAATTTTCATTATAAAAAGTATAATTGCTATTAAATAATAATATTATTATAAATAAACTTAAAAGAAAAATATCCGTATTTAAATTGTAATATTTAAGTAATATATATGATATATTAAAATTAAATAAGATTTTTTAAAATTATATTGCTATATATTAATATTTATATAAAATTTATTTTGTTTAATTAATATAATGAAATACAATATATATATATTATTATTATTAAATATTAATAGTATATTATGTTTTAATTTATATTCAGTAATATATCCTATTAAAGATAGTTTTAATAGTTTAAATAATAGATGGAACTTTGATAATAAATTAATATCAAAAAATAAAGATAGATCATTATATATAGGCAAATGGTATTATTATAATAATATAAATTTTATAAATGGAGAAACATTAATAAAAAATCCCGAATATGATAAATCCGAAATAGTATTAAATAGTTATATATTTAATAATAATAATATAAAAAATAGAAAAATATTTAATATAACTAAAAAATTGCCATATTATTATAAAAAACAAAAGAGATATTATGATAATAATAGAGAATATTATAAATATGAAAATATAGATAGAATTATTAAATTAAAACATACAAATTATTATAAAGAATTAAATGAGAATGCAAATATATTAAAAACAATAATAGTGAGACCCAGATATTGTAGTATAACATGTACTCCATATATAGCGCCAAAAAATATAATAAATAAATTAATAAATAAAAAAAATATAAATAATACAAATTATACAATATCATTTAATATATGGTTAACAGATGAATATATATATAATAATTCAATAAGAACAGGAATATATGTATCATATGATGGAATTAATGGAAATATGAAAGAATTTATATTAAAAAAGGATAATTTAATAGACAAGGATATAAATATAAATAATGAAATAAATATTGAAGATTTATATAATTCAAGTTATTTAATAAAATATAATTTAACAAATGATGAATTAAATAATATAATTGATTATGATAATAATACAACAATAAATTATATAATATTAAAAAATGATTGGACTGGAAATTATAAAATGCATTATATATATAATGATAGTTATAATAATCAACTAACTTGGAGTGCAGAACATATATATTTTATACCGATATCTAATAATGAAATATATAAATACTATCAATTAAAATTCAAAGAGGGGATATATATAAATATACCAAAAAATTTAAATTTATTTGATGACAATGATAATATATATATAGAATATATGTGTTTTTTTAAAAATGGAACAGGTATTCAAAGATTTATAGCATGGGGTAATAAAAAAAATGGAGGGATTAAAACATATTGTCATGATATATGGAAAAGAAAAAACATATATTTGAAAGAAAATAAATAAATTTGTTTATAATTTAATAGTGTTATTAATAATACTAAAATTCAAACATTTATTAGAATTATCATAACCTGGTTTAATACCAGGTGTAGCATGTTTAGTTACATATAATTCTTTTCTAACATATTCTTCACAATTTTTTGATTTAATATTATCAATAATTTCTGGATTTTTAGTATTTGGATTATTAATAAATTTAACACGTGTTCCATCATTAAACATATCAGCATAATGACTACAAACCAAAGAACCGAAACAAGTACACCAAGTTGTTAAGTGATTTTTGTCAGGTTTATAACCGAATTTTTTTCGAAATGCTTTTTCGGATGCAATACCAATAGGATTACCACTACTATTAGCATATTTTCTAGCTTTAGGTCCTAAAATACAACATGTATGATGTGTTGAATCATTAAAACAATGACTAGTGGGAGAATAATTAATAGGTAAATCGCAAGTATCTAATATTTTATTAATATTTTTATTCATTAATATAAAGATATAAAATATTATAATGTCATTTAGAATAGATTTATATTTTAGTTATTGGGTTATATTATATGCAATATTAAGTTTTATTTATAATATAAATTTTCCATTTATAACATTATTATTGTGTATAATAATACAATATTTTTATATAAATAAAAATATAGATAAAATATTAAATCAAAAGAAAAATTATATAGTAATAGGAAATTTTATAATAGTAATCTTAAAATATATATTCTTAATATTAGGAATATTATATAAAAGAAATAAATATTTATTTTTAAATGAATTTAAAATAATGCTTGGATTATTTGCTATATTTAATATATATTATTATATTAATGTAAAAAAAATATATTATGTTTTAACATTAAATATGAATGATATCAAAATAGATAAAGGACCCAGTGTATATCTTTTTAAAATTTTATTAAATAATTCATAAATATTTAATATTAGAAGATTTATCAGTATTATTAAATTTAATTTCAATTTTTTCATCAATTGAATCTTGAATTAAATCAATATGCGAAACGATAATAATAGTATTAAAAATTTTTAATAATTTTTTTAAAAATATAGGAACAATGGAAAGATTATTTTTATCACATGCAGTAAAACCTTCATCGATAAATAATTGATTGCAATGTTTATTATTAAATAAACTAAATCTTAATGCAATAGATATAACAAAATGTTGAAAACCAGAAGCTTGATTAATAGAAATAGTTTGAGAATTATTAAAATTATCTTTATTTTTAATTAACCAATTAATATGTATAATATCTTTATTTTCAGTTAAAATATAATCTAATTCGAACATTTTAGTATCATTATGACATAATTCTTGAATAAAAGTATTAGTATTTAAAACAATATTTTTTAAAATAATATTATCGTATAACCATTTTCTATAGTCTTTAAATTTATCAATAATAACAGTAATAATATTAATAATATTATTAATATTATTTTCAATTTCAAATAATTGATTAAATGAATTTAAATTTGTATCATTAATATTTTTAGTAGTATTATATTCAGTAATAATAGTATTTTTATTATTAATTGAATTATCTAAATTAAGAATTAAATTATTAATATTAATTTTTTCTAACATATTTTTTTGTAAAATTCTATTATTAATATATTTTTGATATAAATCATAATTATAAATATCTTTTTTTAATGTTACATATTTATATGCATTATATATAGATAATTTATTAAAAGCAACATGCCATAAATTATAATTATTATTAATTTTATTATAATTAGTTATTCTTGGTTTAATATTATTTAAATAATCTATATGATTATTTAAATTATCAATATTATTTTTAATATTTTTTGATTTATTATCGATAATACAATATTTATTATACCATTCAGTATATTGTATATAATTATTATATTCTATATATTTATTATAAAGATTATAACATAAATTTGAAAATTTATCATTATTAATTTTAAGATTATTCAAATCAATATTATCGTTTTCAAGTAAATATTTATAATTATCATATATTTTAATATTAATATCTAATTTTTGTTTATTTTCAATATATTTATAATATGATAACCATTGATTATGTAAATTATATTTATCAATAATTATAATATTTTTATTATATTGTTTAATAATATAATGAATATCTTTAAAATTTATTTTAATAAAATTTTCAATAGAAAAAATTTGAGATTTTAATTTTTTAATTTTATCAGTCAATTCATTAATTTTAATAACCCATGGTCTTTTAGAACAATAAATACAATTGGGATCATATTTAAATTCATCATTATTATTTAATAATTCCATTTCATTTTGATATTTTTTAATAATAATATTAATATCATTGATTTGATATATTTTATCATTATAATTATTAATAATTTCAATATTAGTATTATTATAATTAAGTAATTGATTAATATCATTATTATGAATAATATTATTAATATATTTATTAACAGAAATACTATTTTTAAATTTAATTGTAGTATTTGGTTTAGAAATTGTATTAATATTATTTAACAAAATCATATCATCTTTAATATTTTTTTCAATTAATGAAATTTTGTTATTAAAATCACATATTCTATTTAATAATAGTTTTTCTTTATTATTATTATTAAGTATTATATTATATGTAATATTATCAAAAATTTTAATATCATCATTAATATATAATTTTCTATTATTATTATAATAATCTAAAAAATTATCAATAGTATCAAATAAAAAGATAATTTTTTTAATAATATCATTATAATCGAATAATGGTTTTTCAGAATATAATGGTTTATTATTATTAATAGTATTTAATTCGATTATAATTTTATCATATTCATGGTTATAATATTTTAATTTATTATTTAAAGAATCAATACTATCATTGGGATATAAATTAACAAAATTTATATATTTATCTAAAAATTTTTTTTCATCTTGTAATATAGATAAATCACAAGGTTTATCTATTTTAATATCACAATCAGTAATTAATCCAATATCATATTTATTATATAAATTCATAATTTCATTTTCATCTATATTAGAATTTTTGAAAAAAAATTTAAATTCATTATATGTGTCTAATACATTATCATATTCTTGTTTTGATTTAATATTAATTTTACCTAATTTTTCTATTAAATTATCATAATTAATTAATATATTATCATGATCTATATTAACATTTAATAAATTTAAATTATTATTTAATTCTTTTTTTTTTAAATTTAAATTATTAAGATCATTATAATGATCTGTAATATTTTTTTCGCTTAATTTATTATTAAAATTATTAATTAAATTGTTAAAAACATTTTTTTTGGAAATAATTGTTTTTTTAAAATCTTTGTATTTATTTAATACATTTTTAAATAAAGAATACAAATTGTATATATATTGAATATTAGTTGCTTTATCAATAACTTCTGTACAATCTTTAAAATTCATTTTTAAAATATCATAATCAATATTTTGTGTAATCATAGACGATGATAAAAATGTTTCAATATTACCAATTAATTTAATAATAAATTCTTTAGATGCTGTATCTTTTTTAAGTAAAATAAAATTATTAGAATCATATTTATATAATTCAGTTGTAATTTTAATTAATAATGGATTATCTTTTCTTTTAATAAATTTTCTGTTAATTTTATATAATTCATTATTATTATAGAATTCAATATTTGTAGTTCCAATATCAGAATTATAATTTATGATCCCAGAAGTTATTTCATTTTGTTTTTTTTTAGTAATTTCTCCCCATAATGCTAAAGTTAAAATATCATATATAGCTGATTTACCGATACCATTTTTACCAGATATTATAAATGTAGAATTAGATAAATTTTGAAAATTAATAATATTATTAGTTGTATAACAAAACAAATTATTCCATTCTAAATATTTAATAGTAAAATTAGTTGGTATATAAATACTATCTTCAGAAATTTTACAATTATTAATATAAAAAGAAAGTTCTTTATTTTTTTTTAAACATTCATCCTTTAATTCTTTTGGATAATTATCTATATTAAATAATAATTTATCATAATCTTTAAAAATACTTAATAGTATTTTATATTGTTCTTTTTCTAAATGATTTTCAAAATAACTAATCATATTTTCCTTATCAATTTCATTATAATTATTACTAAAATTATTTAATTTTTTATTATT